TGTAATTTCATTTTGAAAATTTTCAAAACCAAAAATCGTGTCCAGGATGATCTTCAAATAATGGCTGGCGGTGGGGTCGCAGTGCAAATACAGGCTGCCGGTCGGTTTCAGCACGCGGTGCAGCTCCGTCAGGCGCGCCGCCATCATCACCAGGTAGGCCAGCATCTGGTTCTTGCCAATAAACTGGCGCAGCGCGTCGATCATCACCGCCACGTGCATGGGGGCGTTCACCGTCAAATCTTGCAGGGTTCGCTCGGCGGCCGCGCCCCAGTGCCAGGCGTCGTCAAAAGCGGTGATCTGCGCGTCGGCTTCCTGTCCGCTCTCGTCTTTGAACAGCACGTTGTACGAGCGGTTCGAGTTGAAGGGCGGGTCGAGGTAAATCAAATCCACGCACTCGTCAGGCAGATACTCGCGCAAAATTTGCAGGTTGTCCCCGTAGAACAGGGTGTTCTTTTGAATGGGCGCAGGCGTCATGGTGTTTTTCCCCGGGTGAATATTTGTGCTGTATTGAGTTTAAACGAAAAAGCCCCGCCGCGCAACCTGGATAGAAAAACCCTCCCGCTAGGAGGGGAAAAATTCGCCGCAGACCGGGCGGGGTTGCTCCCCTTCCCACGCGAAGCGCCCACGAAGTGGGCCTGGGAAGGGGTTGGGGGTTAGGTCGTCCTGCGCGACCTGTCGGTTCATTTCCTCTCAGCGTCTCAGCGTCTCAGCGTGAGAAGCATAACAACAGGTGCTTTCAATCTTCTTCAACCACGCGCGGAACACAGCCGCTGCGCAGGAACAGCGCCCGCACCAGCTCGCCGCCGTCTTGCGACAACAGCTGTTGGCCATTCACATATCTGTGGTGTGAAAATTCATGCGCCAGGTCTTTTTGTTCCCAGGTGACCTTAAAATCTTGCAGTTCAGGCGTGTTCAGGCATTTGCTCACAAAATGAGCCAGCCGAAAACCCACCACCTGGTTGCGGTCGTCAGCCAGCAGCGCCACCGAATCATTCAAATCGTAGCAGGCCACCGGCCGGTCGGGGTGATGCATAAAGACGCACAAACCATCCATCTCGTCGTCATACTCAATGAACAAATCTTCAGAACTGCCTGAAAAAAGTGAATGCAGCGTGTTAAGTTGAATTTTTGGAATGGCCATCGTTGATAGAATGTTGCCGTGTGGGAGCCTTTCACCACAGGGTTGATAGAAATATTGCCAGACAGGGTGGATTGGACCCCTTTTTCGTTATCGACTTGCAAGCGGGCAGGTTGAACGCTTTTCCCATTTTTTTATGCCATTTTTACTGAAGTTGCCACCCATGCGTCATTGCGCGCCCCGAAAAACATCGAGGCGCGCTAATCTAAAATTTTTACATTGAGACTGCCGCCTCACCCCAACACTCCACCCCAGGCGCCAACCGAGTCGGCGTCATCAACGGTGCGCTGGCCGCTGCCGTACACGGTCATCGTGTACGAATCCTGACCGTGCTCCAGCAGCGACAGGCTGTGATAACCCGCCGGCGACAGAAAATGCGCCGCCGCCACCGCCAGCGAAGTGGCCGTGCCGCCAATGGACGGCGACGCGCCGATGATTTGCGCCTGCCCCGCGCCGTCGAGGCCGATTGCAAACAGGGCGATCTTGTCGGCCGACGAGGTTTTGACCTGCATATACAGCGTCAGGCGCACCTCGCCGGGCTCACCGCACACATACTCCAGCTTGTAGCCCGAATCGTTGTTGAGATAGCGCAGGGCGCTGCTGCCGTAGGTCCAGTTGACGTCGGGCAGCGTTTTCTCCAGCGGCCGAAAAATGGGATGATGCGCGTTCCACACCAGGCGGCGCAGTTTGCTGTCTTCGGTCACCCCGCTTCCGCTGGTGCGCACGGTGCCCAGGTAGCGCCGCGTGGGGTCGCCCACCAGCACAGCGGCGCCGTCTTGCCAGCCCAGGGCGGCAGCGCGCACCGTGTCGCCCGACCAGGCCAGACACTCCAGCGCCGGGCTGCCGCAGTTGTCGAAGGCAAAGATATCCACATTCTTTCCACCGGGATATCCACTCAAACCTGTGGATAACTCGTTGAAGGCATACAGCCGCCAGCCCGCCGCGGGTAAATACAGCGCCAGCCGGTTGCCGCGATAGGGGCTGAAGTACAGCGTGCCCGCCCCGCTCACATCGGCCGTGGTGACGGGCAGGCCTGAGGTCAGCGTCAGCCGCCCGTCGCAGCACAGCGGCGGCAGGTTGTTGAGCAGCAGGTCGTAGAACTGGCGGCGCTGCGTGCGCAGGGTGTGCGGCGCAATGGCGCTGCCGTCCCAGTGGAAGCGGCCGATCAGCCGCCGCCCGGTCGACTCGGACGCCGAGGTGTTCACCTCCAGGGTGAAGGTGGTTGAACCGGCCGACTGCACCGCAAACACAAACCACTCGCCCGCCGCGCCCGAAGGCGCCCCCGACACGGGCAAATCGACATGATTTACCGCCGCCAGCGGCACCCCGCCGATCAACAGCATCACCGGCTCGGCTGGGGTGGCAGGCACGCGCAGACGGCTGCCCTCCAGCACCTCCAGTCGCAGACCGTCTTCAAAACGCGCCAGCAGCGCGCCCAGTGTCACTGCGTCAGCCTCGCTGTTTCCCAGGCGCAGCGCGTCAGCCCGCAGGTTGTTGTAGTGCGCCGCGGCGGTGGGCTGCCCGGCGGTCACATCACTTGATAAAGGATAGGTCATGGTTACTCCTCTGCGTAGTGGATCGAACTTGTTTATCTTAACAAAAATGAATTCTGTGATTTTGGAAGTGTGTCTACGGCTATTTTTGTCATTTCGAGACCCGGTTTAATCATTCAATCGACCTGGTATGTGGAAAAGGGTCGAGAAATCTTGTGATTGGTTTCCAGACAGTGGTGAAATACTTCCATGAAGATTTCTCCTCGCGCACATTTCAGCTTCTTAACATCCATCCTTTGCGCTTGTCGAAATGACACAATTCCCCACCCGGCCTCACAGCCAAGTTGTTTGTCGTTGCGAGAAGGGCTTCAGCCCGACGAAGCAATCTCATAACAAATTTGAGATCGCTACACAATGATGGAAGATTAGGAAGGTTTTTTTAAGGTATTCTTTGCGCCCTTTGTGCCTTTGCGGTAAATGGCCATGAAACGAACCCTGGGAGCTTAGCAGCGCCTCGCCTGGCAAGAAGAACCTACCCCTATCCCCTCCCTAAATGGCGGGGAAAACGTCACCGCCAGAACGAACCGCCCCAGGTCAACGTGCCGTCCCAGGCTGAGTTGAAATACAGCCCCGGGTCCGCCGGCGGGTAATAGACGCCGGTGTTGTTGAACTGGCAGGCCGCCAGCGAAACCCCGGGGTAGTGCGTCTCGGTGGCGCAGTGCCCCAGCGCGCCAATGTTGGACAGCACGCCCATGCCGGTTTGCACGGTGATGCCCTCGCGCTGCGCCAGGTAGCCCGTCAACAGGGTGTACAGCTCAGCCCGTGAGCGGGCGTGGCGCGAGCCGTCGGGGTTGAGCAGGTTGTCAGCCAGCAGCACGTCGAAGAACAGGCGCACATACACCTTACCGTCGCTGTCCACCTCGCGCTGCATGGTGAAAGGCGCGCCGCGCTGATGGTCGACTTCTTCCAGCACAAAGCCGCACGGCTGGCCGCTGTTCACCAGCGGGTGGGTCAAAATGACATGACAATCTTTTCCCAGTGTGGCCATGCTTCACTCCTTGATGCGTTCGCGCCAGTCGGCTGGGGCCGGCCGCAGGGCAGCCAGCGAGCCGGTCAGCAGGCCGTTCAACGCCACACGCAGCGGCTGTCCCCCGCTTACGGCTGACAGCCGCCGCACCAGCGGCGCATCCACTTCACTGATCACCGGCTCCAGCGTGCAGTCGCAGCCGCGATGAAAGCCCGGCCGCAAACCCAAATCCCAGGCGCTACGCGAGGCAATGGCGCCTTCCAATTCGGCGCAGCGCGGGCAGTCGCGCTTGCCGTGCGTGCGCCACACATAGCGCACCAGTCTAATACGCTGGCGCGGCTGCGCCTGCGGGCGCAGCGGGTGCGGGTCGGGGTTCAGGGGCAGCGGCGTGAAGGGCGCCGGGCGCGCCCCGGGTCCAAACGGAATTAACCATCCCATGCGTCCAACCTCCAGCGCAGCGTTGCGGGCGCCAGCGGCAAGCCGGGCTGTGTTTGCACGCGCAGGCCCGCCAGGCGGGTATGAAATTCAGCCAGTGTGCGTTCGCCCCACAGGCGCAGCCGGTCAATGCCCGCCGGGCTGCCGCCCTGGGCTTCACTCAACCCGGCGCAGCGCAGCAGCGCAGCCTGCCCCGCGGCGCCCTGTGCCAGCACCGCCCAGTGCACCGCCGGGGGCGTGGTTTGCAGGGCGCCGTCCAACCCTTCCAGGCTGTGGGCGGCGGCGTAGGTCAGGCGCATGGTTTCACCGCCCAGCGGCAGCGGCTGGTCATGCAGTTCCAGGCGCACCCCGCCGGCTTCCATGCGGTGAGCGAGCACACCGTGATAGATCAACCAATCGCCCGCGCCGTACAGGTTGGCAAAGGCAATCTCCAGCGGGAACAGCCAATCGGCCGCCCCGCCAATCACCTGCACGCCGCCCGCAACCGCCGCCTGTTCCACACTGCGCACCCGCGGCAGCGCCGCGGCATAGTCTTGCAGCGCCTGGCGCAGCGCCTCGCTCAACAGGCCGTCGCTGAAGCGGCTGCCGTCGTCTTCTCCCAGCAGCAGCCGCTGCCAGCGGATAAAAGCTTCCAGGTCAGTCATAAGTCCTCCGATTACCTAACCCTGGCCCTTCCCTACTGGGAAGGGAATTCAACCTCCCACGCGAAAAGCCCACGCGGTTGGTCAGGGAAGGGTTAGGGTTAAGTCTGCTTGTCCGTCAATCCGTAGGGGCGAATGGCATTCGCCCGCCTTTCCACACACGGGCATCATCAGGCGTACACCGTACGCCCCTACGAATCTTAACGGTTATTTTTCTGCACCCTCCGCGGCTCCGCGTGCAAACAGGCTTTTTCCCCGATCTTCCACCGCCGTTCCCACAATGTAGGCCGCCAGCAGCGACACCAACGGCGTCACCTGTTCGGCGGTCAGCGGAAACTGCGGGTCAAAGGCTTGCAGCGTCACCACCGCCAGGCTGACGGCTGCCGCCCAGAACTTGCGCGACCCCAGCAGCGCACGCAGCTTGGCCAGCGGCTGATCGGTGAAGGGCGCGCTGCCTTCCACGGCCACCCCCACGATGTAAGCCGCCAGGGTGACCGCCAACCCGGTCAGCGCCTCCTCGTCCAGTTCCAGCCCCGGCGCCAGCAGCGGCAGCGCCAGCAGCACCACCCCGATCAATGCCGCCCACAGCTTGCGCGAGGTCAATAACGACAACCACTTGTTTTCCATTTCTTGCTCCTTTTTTGATAACAACCACTGATGAACACCGATTCACACAGATACGTGTCATTTCGACAAGCGCGTCTTTTGCGCAAGGAGAAATCTGAATCAACGGTAGGGTGGGTGCAGGGGTGGCTGTGGTACCAACCCTAAGAACCCTTATGCGCCACCCCGTAACCCGCCATCCGAGACGCCCATTTCCAACCACAGATAAACACCGATCTACACAGATTTATTTTTTTCGTGTGGTTTGTGCCTTTCGTTGTTTTGAAACAATCACCGGTGGGTTACGGAGCGAATGATCCATACGCATAAACAGATCATTTCGCCCCTTCACCCACCCTACAAACATTTTCTGAAACCCCAGATGAACACTGATCTACACAGATAAAGCAATTTACCGTCAGCCTATCCGTGTTTCTCTGTGTCTATCAGTGGTTTCATCCTCTCCTTACGCCACGTTGCTCTTATGCAGCGGGCGGTAATCGGCCACAAACACGCTCACCCAGTGACGCACCTTGATGCGCAGCTCATCATTGGTGAACAGCGCGCTGCTGTGCTGGTTGCTGTCGGCCACAAAGATCTCCGGCATCAAGCCAAAGCGTTCGCCCACAATGATGCCCGGCGCCAGGCGCGGATCGCACACCGCCGCCCAGTTGTTGGCGTCTGTCCACTCTGGCACGGTGATCACATCCCCCATCTCGCCGCGCTGCAGGTTCTCGGCCACAATGTTGGCTTCACGCTCCCACGAGGGATACAAAATGCGCATGGCCGCCAGGCGCAGCGGGCGCGGCACCAGCAGGTATTTGGGATCGAGCGCCAGGGCAGGCGCTGTGCCGCCGCCAGCCGTCAGCATGGGCTGGGCATACACCGCGCTGCTGACCGCCTCCCATTCGGCCCCGCTGAGCGCCCCCGTGCGCAGGTTGGCGTGCCCGCCGCTGACGCTGACCGCGTCAGCATTGAACAGCGCCCCGCCGTCAGCCAGGGTGGGGCCCGCCCCCGTGTTGGCGGTGAACACAGCCGCCACCAGGGCTGAAATGCGCCGCAGGGCAGCCGAAGCCAGTTTGAGCGGATACTGGCGCAGTTTGTGAGTCTCGTCACGCTCGAACATCTCCAGCGTCAACCCCACATAACCGCCGTACTTGCCCCAGGCGCCGGTCTCCGCCGAGTCGCTCACATCCAGTTCGGTGTAGGCGGCGCCTTCATTGACCGCCGGCAGCAGGTTCACCTCGCCCACCAGCACGCCGGTCAGCGGGTGCAGGCTGTTGAAATGTTCCACGCTCACCACCGACTCCCACCAGCGGTAACCCGCCCGCCCCAGTTCCTGCCATTGCATCAGCACCAGCTTGTTGAACGCATTCTTCAGCAAGCCGGGCAAATCGGCAGTGGTGGAGAGCTGGACGCGTTCGGCGTCGTAACCGCCCACAAAAGAAATGTCGCCGGTGGTCAGGGTGTACAGTTCACGGATGCCAGACAGGCGGTGGGGCTTCAGGCCGTTCAATTCAGCCGGGCGTTCGGCGCCCAGCAGGTCGTGCACGGCGGCATTGAGCTGGTCTTCGGCGCTGAACACAGCCTGCACGCGCCCGGCGCCCTGCACAGCCAGGCTGCCGGTCAGGTCGCTCACCATCTGGCGCGCATTCTCCACGGCATTGTCCAGTTCGGCCGGGTCAAAGCTGCGCCCGGCAAACTGCCTGCGGATGGCCCCGCTGGCGGGGGCTGGCAAACGGCTGGCCGCCAGGGTGCTCTCCAGCAGGCGCGCGCACAATTCGGTTTTCTCCTGCTCCAGCGCGGCGTTCTTCTGTGCGGCAGGTTGGATGGTTGCTTCAGTCATGGTCATTTCCTCCTTAGAAAATGTCTGGTTGAATTGCAGTTGGTTGAGCGCGCGCAGGAACGCCCCGCCGCGCGCCGGGTCGATCACCAGGTCGAGCGAAAACACGCGCAGAATCTGCTCCACCTGCCTGCCCTGGGCGGTGAACAGCACGTCGGCTGAGAAGCCCACCCGCCCCGCGCCGCCCTCTTCCGTCAGAACCTGGCGTCCCAGTTCGCGCAGCAGCTCTGCCGAGGGCCCCAGCGGTTTGAGCGCCAGGCGCACGCCCTGCACGCTTTCATCCCACTGCGGGCTGCGGCACACCCCGGCCAGGTCGCGCACCGAATGGCCGTTCCAGGCATGGTCTACAAAGCACTGCGCGCCGTCCCAAAGCGGCAGTGAGGCCTGCAGCGCCCCCGCCGAAAACTGCCAGCCGTTGCCCGTTCCTGCCGTAATCGCCAGAATTTCAAACTCGCCCTGCGGGTTGGGCGCGCCGCTGCCTTGCAAGCGGGTGCGCTGGCTGCCTTCGGGAAAGTTGCCGCCTTCATGATGGATTGACATGCATTCCTCCTTTCTCATCACTCTCACATTCTTCCTGGCGCGCCGCCCGCGCCAGCATTTCTTCCACATCCAGCGCCTCGCCGGCGAAGCGATAGACCAGCCGCAGCAGTTCGGCATCATCGATCAGGCGCCGGTCGCGCAAATTGGTCAGACAGCCCGCCAGGCTGGCAGCCGCCTGCGCCATCGCCAGGTTGTCGCGCACTGAAATATCGGCGCCCTGCACGCGGATGGCGGCATCGGCATTTACCCGCCGGTCCACCTGGGCGCGGCGCGCCGCCGCCACGCGCAGCACGTCGGTCACCAGCCACAAAAAATACTGCTGGCGCTGCTCAAACCGCCGGAAGGTCGGTCCGCCGGCGGCTTCTGCCGTGGTGCGCGTCGACGACTCCGGCTCGGCCAAAAAATGCAGCGGCACGCCCGCCCCGGCTGCAATCATCTTCT